GACGCCGAGCGGTTCCTCCTCGGCGCCGTCATCCGCGACAACCGCCCGCTCCCCCCGACACTCGCCCCCGAGGACTTCGGCGAGCCTTGGCTGCAGGACGTCGCCTATGCCATCAACGCCCTCAAGGTCGACGGCACCGATCTCGACGAACTGACCGTCCTCGACGCCCTGACCAAGGCCGGGTCGCCCGTCACCCGCGAGGCCGTCAACGGGCTGACCAACGACGTCGGCTTCTCCGCCTACAATGCCGCGTGGGCCGAACAGGTCGCCAGCGCCGCGTCCTTGCGTAGAATAGCCGCCCTCAATCTACGCATCGCCAAGGCCGTCGCCGACCCGGGCACCGACCCCGCCGCCCTCGCGGCCTACGCCGAGCAGCAACTCAAGGCACTCGCGGGCAAACCAAAGGACGCCCCCGAGGACAAGACGACCGAGTATTTCGACCTCGATGCGATGCTCAACTTCGACCCCGCCGCCGATCCGACCGTGCTCATCGGCGCCGACCGTCGCTGGATTTGCCAAGGCTACCCTTTCCAGATCGTCGGCTTCTCGGGCACCGGCAAGTCATCCCTCGCCGTGCACCTCGCCGTCCATTGGGCCCTGGGCAAGTCCCCCTTCGGCCTCAAGCCCATCCGACCGCTCAAGGTGCTCGTCGTCCAAGGGGAGAACGATATCGGAGACGCGAGCGAGTCCCTGATGGGGGCGACCGAGAAGCTAATCGAACCCGAGAAGGCCCTCCTCCGCCAGAACCTCATTTTCGTCCGCCAGTCCACCAAGGTCGGTTTCGAGTTCGTGGCCTACCTCGGCGACATGATCCGCAAACACGGCATCGACCTAGCCATAATCGACCCTCTTCTCCAGTACGCCAACTTCGACATCGCCGACCAAGCCGCCACCTCCGCCTTCCTCCGCGGCCCGGGCGGCATCCACGAGATGCTTCAGCAGACCAAGGCGGCCCTGTTGTATATGCATCACACCACCAAGCCCAAGTCCGCCGACGACCTGGACACGATGACCCCCCAGCAACTCGCCTACCTCGGGGCCGGTTGCGCCGAGTGGGTTAACTTCGCCCGCGACTCGGGCTTCCTCTTCCGCACCGCCGCCACCGCCAACGGTCGCCCCGTCTACAAGTTCGGCTTCTCGAAGCGCCAGTTCCGGGCGGGCCTCGTCAACGCCCTAGGTCAGCCCGCCTACTCCGGGCACGTCCTCCTGCAACACGCCGAAGGGGGGCGAGTCCGCTGGGAGTACGCCGCGGCGACCGAGGACGCCCAGCCAGACGCCAATCCTAGCCCCGCCAAGGGGTCTGGGAGGCGTTTTATCTGATAGGGGGCTCCCACCCCCGCCACCCCACCCCACCCCCGCCTTAAATCGCCTTCCCTTACCCTGTGACAATCCTACTTACACTCCGTCCCTCTCATCCTGAGAGAGGTAGGTTACTCCCCCTACGCTCACTAGGGTTCGCTAGGGTCGCAACCTTGGCCCACGCCTAAGCCCCCCAGCGCTAACCATGCCGAGCAGAAAACGCGCCCCGCTAGGCCGACAGGCCGCCGTCCTCGCTAAACTCCAGATGACCCGGTGGCGACAAAAGGCTTGGCGTGACCGACCCGAGCACATGGAGGCTATCCGCCAACGGGCGACCGCCAGGGCTAAGGCCAAGAGGGATGACCAGATCGGTCTGCTCCGCCTCTACCTCGCCGACCTACCCGAGCGCATGACCGGCCCCGAGCTCGACGACCTGATCGTCACCGAGTACGCCGCCCAGCGCAAGGTGACCAGGGCTTCCTTCTTCCGACGCGTCAAGCGTCACGCCCTCCTCGCATACGATGCGACCACCGGGCATTGGCAAAACCTTTGCAGGGTTGCACCGCCCGCAAATCCCTTGAACCTATGACCCGTGTCCCGGCATCAACTGAACGACCTCTCGGCTCCTCGCGCCGACGCTCGCTCCTTCGACCGCTGGTTCTATTCCCTGCCCAAGCGGCAGCAGGAACAACTGAGGGACGCGAACGTGCTGCCCTATCGCGAGATGGTGCAACCTCGCCATGTGTTCGAGGTGAACCCGAACCATCAGGCCTGGGCGACCAAGCCCGAGGAGCCCCGCGTCGAGACCGAGGCCTTCATCTCCCGCGAGCACGTCGGCCTGATGCTCAAGTCATTCGTCGACGCGCTGGCCTATACGGACAACTTCCGTTTCCGTCGCCACGTCGAACTAACACGCTGGGCGCTGGCCTTGCCCGGTTGTTTGTCGGCGCCTGTCATCGCCAAGATGTACGGCATCACGAAGCAAGCGCTGCACAAGCGAGCCGCCGCGATCCGCAACGCCTTGCCCGTCGGCGACGCCGCGAGGTTCAAACCGAGCAAGCGATGAAAACAGGGCAAAACCCCCCTCTAAGGAGTCTCCTTACCCCCCCCGGTCTCACGCGTGGTTGTACACCACGGGGGTTTTTTACCGGAACCAAAAACGCCCGAAGGGGCTTGCCCCGTGCTGACTAACGGAGCGATGGCCCAAGCCCTGGGCATCTCGGCGCAGCGCGTCGGCCAGTTGAAACGGGAAGGTATGCCGATGGAAACCGTCGAGGCGGCGCTCGCGTGGCGGGAAGCCCGGGACACGTCGCGGCGGACGGCGCCGGTCGTCGAGCTCGAGACCCTGACCGATCTTTCCCTCGAGGCGAACATCGCCACGCACAAGGCACGCGTCGAGCACGCCGGTGAGATTTGGGACGCGGCGATGCGTGGCGGCGACGTCAACCAGTCCAAGTTCCAAAGCCAGTACAACGCCGCCTTCAAGACTCTGATCGACCTCGAGGCCGAACTTGAGCGTCGCCGCGTGGCGAACGCCGAGTTCATCTCCGCGAAGGAGGCGACGGCGGCGATGCGTGACCTGATGGCGGAGGTCGTCAACCGCCTGGACAAGTTGGCGCTCGATTGCGCGGAGGGTTGCAACCCCGAGACGCCCGCGAAGGCCGTCAAGGTGCTGGAGGCTTGGGTTCGCAAGACGAGGGAGGACTTGAGCCGTGCGGCGGGCTGATCTGGTCGGGCTGGGTCGGGACGTGCTCAGGCCGTCGAGCGAGGGCGACATCGTCGCTTGGCTGGAGGCGAACGTTCGGGCCATCCCCGACTCGCCTATGCCCGGGCCGTTCAGGGCCGACCGGACGCCGTGGGTACGGGACGCGCTGAGGATTGCCGCAGACCCCGAGGTTCAGCTGCTCACCGTCCTCGCGAGCATCCAGTCCGGCAAATCCCTGTTCGCCCGATTGCTCGCCTGTTGGATCGCGGAGCACGCTCCTGGCCCGACGCTGTTGCTCCAGGCTACCGACCCCGAGGCGAAGGACTTCGCCCTGCGTTACCTTCGGCCCGTGTTCAAGAATTGCCCGCCGGTGCTGGCCCGCATGAAGGAGGACGACATGGAGCGCTCGACGACAATCGACTTCGACCGCTTCCCTCTTTACTGCCGCGGGGCGTGGAACGAGGCGAACCTTCAGCGATTGTCCATCCGCTACATCATCGGCGACGAATGTTGGCTTTGGCCTCCCGGGCATTTGCAGGAGGCGAGCGCTCGCGTGACGGCGTTCGGCTGGATGGGCAAGCGTGTGTTCATGACGCAGGGCGGAACGCTTGGCGGCAAGGGTGGCGAGTTCCATGCGCTGCACGAGACGACCGACCAGCGGGACTGGAACTTCCGATGCCCGAAGTGCGATCACCTTCAGCCCTGGCTGTGGGAGTTCATCCGCTTCCCCGAGGAGGCGAAGGCGAGCGGGACGTGGGATTTGAATGCGGTCGCCGACGGCACGAAGTACGAGTGCGCTGGCTGTCATACATTGTTGGACGACAACGCCGGGACGCGGGCCGAGGCGAACGCCCGCGGCGAGTTTGTGGCTACAAATCCGATGGCCTACCACGGCAAGGTCGGACTGCATTGGAACAGCCTCGCGACGATGTCCTGGGGCGAGTTGGGCGTGATGATGCTCAAGGCCAAGGAGGCGGCGGACGTCTACGGCGACAACGAGCCTCGGCGCATCTTCAAGCAGAAGCGGCTGGCGATGGCATGGCAGGAGGAGGGCGGCGAGATCGTGGCGGACGCTTCGGCGAGCGAGTACAACCTCGGCGACGCGTGGGAGGCGGAGGCCTACATCACCGGCAAGGGCAAGGTGGTCGACGCGAAGGAGGCGCCGAACGGGAGCATCCCGTTCCGCACGATGGGCGTCGACGTCCAGCGCGGTCACTTCTGGGTGGTCATCCGCAGCTGGGCGAAGACCGGGCACAGCCGCCTGTATGCCTTCGGCAAGGTCGAGACGTGGGGCGGCGTCGAGGAGATGGCCCGCAAGGCCGCCGTGCACAAGGCGATGGTCTTCGTCGACGCGGGCGACCAGACGTCCATGGTCTACGCCGAGACGGCTCGGCGAGGCTGGAAGTGTGCCCGCGGTTCGGGCAACGAGGACTTCGCGGTCACCGATCGGGACGGGAAGACGACGCGGCGCTTCTATTCCGAGAAGCAGCGCATCCAAATCCCGGGGCTGAACGGTCAGCCCGCCGTGCTCGTGTCCTGGTCGAACCTACAGGGTAAGGACTTGCTCCACGGCATGAGGGTCAAACGGCTGCACACGTTCCCCCGCAACGCCGACCCGTTTTACATCGAGATGATGGCGGCGGAGGTTCGCGTGAAGGACAAGCGAACGGGCAAGCCGATGTGGATACTCCCTCAGGGCAAGAAGGACAACCATGCCTGGGACTGCGAACTTCTCTGCCTTCTGGGGGCGGTGCGCTGGGGCATCGGAAGCCGCGGCGAGTCCGGGCCGACCGAGGCGGTGGATGCCGCTTGACGCAAGGTTGTCGGGTGTTTGTGTGTTCATAGGCCGCTGGCTCGGGACTTGCGCGTGGGGCGTGGGTTGGAACAACCGGGTCAGCGGCTCCCCGTTGCCTTGCCATGCAGTATCAAATGGCATCTGGCATCTTCATCGGCCTGACCGAGGACGAACTTCTCGCGATCAAGGCGCAGGCCTTGGCGGATATCACCTCGGGCAAGGTGCTTACGAGCTACTCGGACAGCGGCTCGTCGGCCTCGAAGGCCGTGACCATGCCCGCGAAGGAGCGCCTGTCGGAGGCGATGTTCGCCCTGAGCCGCCTCGACCCGGATACCTACGGCGTCCGAAAGACGGTTGTCTCTACCAATTGGAACAACCCAATTGACGAATAACTCTATGCCCCCCCGGAAGACGACCCCCCGCAAAAAGAAGGACGTGACCGCCGCACAACCGGCGAGCGCTCCTGCGCCTCAGGCCTCCTTCGGTGGCTGGCAGAGCGTCGGGCAGACCCGCCTCCGCCGCGGCATCTACAACGGCCCCGCGCAGGACTTGCGCCGGGACATGAAGCCGAGCGACCGCTTGACGATGGTCAAGCGGTGCCGCTGGGCCGAGCGCAACAGCGGCCTGTTCAAGCAGATCCTGAACGACCTCGTCCTGTACACCGTGGGCGACGGCATC